ACGCCCGTGACGACGTATTCGATCAAGACATCTATATCCGCCCAATCGAAGACGCCCTCTCGACTGTCTGGGACAGATACTCTGTCGACCCTACGGGACGTGACGCCAAGCGCGTATTCGTAGACGACCGCATCCCTAAGAACGAGTTCAAGGCTAAGTGGGGCGACGCCTCTACCGATTCGCTAGGCGATGACACGAACATGCTAGACCTGACCGTAGACGGTTGGGTAGACGAAGACTCTTACAGGATTACTGAGTACTGGCGTCTGATCGAGCGTCAACGCATCATGGCGATGTTCGAGAATGGTAAAGTCTTCATAATCGACGACGACAACATCGAAGAAGTCGTTGAGATGAACGGCCCGCCTGTCAAAACGCGCCTGACTTGGTGTTCTTACGCACAGATGCATCTAGTGACTGGGTTCGCCATCTTGTCCGGCCCGTACGAGTACAAGCTGAACAGACTCCCCATCGTTAGAATGAGTGGCCGCGTGGTGAACATCGCCGGTCGCCGTGTACGGTACGGTCTGGTCCGGTTCATGAAAGACGCAGTCCGTCTCAAGAACTTCTGGCGTTCGGTCGCTGCCGAGCAGTTGGGCTATGCGCCTAAGGCTAAGTGGATCGCACCCGAGAGTGCAGTCGAAGGGCGTGAAGACACCTTCCGTAAGGCACATCTTTCTCGTGATCCTCTCCTCGTCTACAATGACGGGGCAGAAGCTCCTCCTCAACTGATCCCTCCTCCTCCTGTCGAAGCCTCCCTACTTAACGAGGCGGCAACAAACCAGCAGGACATGAAGGACGTGACTGGCATCCATGATGCCTCTATGGGTATTCGTTCCAACGAAACATCCGGTAGAGCCATCCAAGCCCGTCAGAGAGAAGGCGATGTCGCCTCTTTAACTTTCTACGATAACGCGAACGCAGCCGTACTGGAAGCGGGCGATGTTATCAACCAGTTGATCCCCCAGATTTATGATGGTACTCGTGTGATCCGTACAATCGGTGAAGACGAAGTCATCAAGTTCCAGAGGGTCAACGATCCAATGAACCCGGACGCAATCGACATGTCAGTCGGCATGTTTGATGTCGCCCTGTCTACCGGCACCTCCTACACTACACGTAGAGTAGAGGCAGCTCAGGCTATGATGGACGCCATCCAAGTCTGGCCACAGTTGATGTCTGTCGCAGGCGATCTGGTAGCGAAAGCTCAAGATTGGCCCGGAGCAGAGAAACTGGCCGAGCGTCTCAAGAAGACTATTCCGCCCCAACTCCTCGAAGATGGTGAAGAGGGTGGCGTCGGTGTCACTCCAGAGCAGCTACAGCAGATGCAAGCGCAGATGGCTGAGTTGCAGACAGAGAACCAAGAGATGAAGGCGGACAGAAGCATCGACATGGGCAAGCTACAGCAGGCCAAGTATGACGGTGAGACTCAACGCATTCGTGCCCTCTCCGATAACGAGGTGGACGCGCAGAGACTACAATACGATGGTATTGCACAAATTCTCAAGAGCAGTAAAGAGCTGGACGAACTCGACATTAAGCGAGAGTCTGGTGAACGTGCCGATGAAATCAAAAGATCGACTCTGGAGGCCCAAGGTGCAGCCCGCCGCCAGAACCAGTCGCAACAGGGTAGCGCAAACGGTTAAAAGGACCGATCAAACCTTATATGAGTACTGAACAAAATACTCCCGTCGACACTACAGACGACAACCTTGACGATTTTGCTGCTAAGTTCTATGGCCAGAACAAAGCAGCTCCCGAGCCGGCCAGCACGGAAGTCGAAGATGGTGAGTCTGTAGATGAAGATGCACAAGATGAAGATATCGAGGATGATACCCTCGCAGACGAAGACGAAGACTCTGAGGACGGTGGAGACGAGGCAGAAGCCTCTGATCCTAAACCCGAACCGAAGAAGAATCGTTTTCAGGAACGTATCGACGAACTCGTCGCTAAAGAGAAGGCAGCCGAACGGAAAGCTCAAGAGCTCGAAGACAAGCTGAACAAACTCCTAGACGAGAGACAAAACGATGGACCGAAACCTGCCCAGAAGCAGGTAGTCTCGGACACCGACGAGCCACGGCCTGACGCGACCAACGACGACGGTACGGATAAGTACCCACTCGGGGAGTTTGATCCACGCTACATCAAAGACCTTACTAAACATGCCCTCTTTTCCGAAAGAGAAGCACTAAGGCTCCAAGATCGGCAGGAACAAGTGCAGAAGGACGACGACCGCCAGAGGGCGGAACTCGAAACGAAGTGGCAAGAAAAGCTCGCACCCGCGCAGGAGCGCTATCCTGACTTCCAAGAGAAGGGTCAACAGCTAGTTGAGACTTTCTCGGGGATTAATGCAGCCTACGGTGAATATCTGAGTGCTACCCTTAAGAGTATGGAGTATGGTCCAGACGTTTTGTATTACCTCGCCAACAACCCAGACGAAGCCACCAAGATCGTGAACAGCGGGCCTAACATGGCCACTATTGCACTCGGTCGACTAGAGGGTAAGTTTGCGGACGCTGACGGGGAGAAACAAAAGACTCGTCCCAAAGTTTCAAAGGCTCCGACCCCGCCCTCTAGAGTGAACAAAGGTTCCTCGGTAGGTAGGTCGACAGTCCCGGATGATACGGACGATCTGGATGCCTTTTCTGCTAAACTATTCAAGCGGAAGGGGAGATAAACTCATAAATAAGGATACTATCACATGGCTACTGTGACTGTAGATCAAGCCAAACTCGTTCTTAACTCGTTTGCTGCGATCTTTCAAAATAACCTCGTCTCTATGGACTTGGTAACGTGGAAAAAGTTTGACAATGAAATGAATGACCGTAACGGTCTGACTGTCGTTGAGCAGATTTCTCCAGACTACACGACTACTTTTACCAACAGCGTTGTTCAGGATTTGTCGAGTGGTGTCCAAGACACGACCTTCGGTTCTGAACAGTACAAGCTGTCCCAAGTGATTGGGTCCAGCATGGGTTGGGCAGACTTCGTGAAGATTCGTGACCTTGGTGATGCTCGTGAGAGTGAGGCCCTTAAAAAGGCTGCTCTGCGTCTCGCCATCGACATCGACGCCTACATCCTTGGCTTTGCTGCCAAGGCTTCCAACAACCTTGTGGGTGACGGCGTCTCTGCCGTTTCTGCTTGGGACGACGTAGCTTCTGGCTATACCCGTCTGAAGGAAGAAGGCGTGGAAGACATGGACATGCGGGCCGTACTTACCTACGGTGATAAGCAGGCTCTTGGTCGGGACATTGTCGAGTCGGGTACTAATTCGGGCGATAACCTGAATGACCTCGGCGAAGGCATGTATCGTCAGGGCTTCTCTGGTAAGGTCGCGGGTATTGATACCCTCTTCACCCAGCAGTTGCCTACTCTGACGACTGGTAGCCGCGCTACTGCATCGGCCCTGACTGCCGGAACGTCTCAGGCTCCAGTAACGTATGAAAGCGTTGCTATCTCGCCTGCTCCGGGCCAGTACATGTCGCAGTTGATCTCGGTCAACGTGGTTGGTGCTACTGCCACTATCGTCGACGGTGAAATCTTCACCATCGCCGGTTTGTTTGCTTGGGACCCTCGGGCTAAAAAGCAGCTTGGCCATTTGCAGCAGTTCCGAGTAATCGGTAATGCTACTGCGTCTGGTTCTGTTGCCAGCCTCCGTATCTTCCCTGCGATCATCACAGTCGGTCCTTTCCGCACTGTCTCGGTTGCTCCGACGAATACGGCTGTGGTTACTTTCATTGGTGCGGCCTCGACGGCACTTGCTCCTCGGTTCATTGCGAACAAGAGCGCGATTATCGTCAACTGCGCCGATTTGATTATGCCAGCTACTGGTATGGCTTCTCGCAAGGCTCTTACTAAGATTCCTGTGAGTGTACGTATGTGGCAGGACTCCGTCTTTGCTACCGGCGAACATCGCGTCCGCTTTGATATCGCTCTCGAAGCGAACATTGTGGACCGTCGTCGTCTTGTGCGTATCAACGGCTAACTGAAACGATAGGGGCCTCTGCTCTCAGGAGTACGCCCCTATTTTCATTCGAGGAAGACACATGTATACTAAAAAGTACAAGCCTATTCTAGTGGCCGCAGGAGCTACTGTCAACTTCGACAGCTCCTACGTTGGTGGCTTCCTATGCACCACTACTGGCAACATCACTATCAGACGAAACAACCCAGACGGCACCACGACTGTCCTACTTGCCACTTTCTTAGTGGCCTCTACAGCCGGGAACAACTTCGTCGAGATTCCAATGTTTATCGGCGTGAATGGTGGGAGCATTACTTCAGCCACGGCTGTCGGCGTACTGCTTGCTTAAGGAAGAGACCCTATGACCACGGTTAGAACTATTGTAAACGATGCTTTCCGTCTAGGCAACCTTGTGGCCATAGGGGCCTCCTCGACTGATGCTGAGGCTGTTGAAGCCCTACGCTACCTCAACAGGCTGGTTAAGTCTGTCTTTGGTGCCGAAGCCGGTGAGAACTACACAGCCATCCCTATCGGCAGTGACAACATCTCCCGACCGTCTGGATATCCTTGGTACGACACAGTGCCTGATGAGGATTGGTTCGTCCCCACTAACGTGAGGCTCGTCTCCAATCTAGACGTAAGCCTCAACCTTTACTTGCACCCCGCACCTGACGATGGCTCCAGATTTGCATTCGTCGACAGCAAGGGGGACATCTCAGCCAACCCTGTAACAGTCTTTGGCAACGGCCATCGTATCGAGGGCGCCACATCAATCATCATCAATACAGACCGTGCCGACAGTGAATGGTTCTACAGGGCGGACATAGTCAACTGGCTCAAGTACGCTCCTCTGCTCATCGACGACCTCTTTCCTTTCCCGGAGGAGTTCGACGACTTCTTTATCACTATGCTGGCTGTCAGGCTGAACCCCTCTTACGGGATACAGATAGACGCACAGGCCGACATGATCCTTAAAAGGTCGAGAACCCAGCTTAAGGCTAGGTACGCGCAGAACAAACTGGCCCACTCTGAGATTGGCCTGCTTCGTCTCTCTAGAATGGCAGGCGACAGAGATCGCTGGAATAACTATTACGAAAGCTATGATCCTAGCGCCCTGTTCGTAAGAGGTCAGCCATATTAAAAGGTCTAACAAATGCAAACTATCCAAATCTCCCCTAGCGACTACCTAAGAAGCGTTGCTAAAGAGCCCTACATTGCTCTGAGGAACAGATTTGCTGAACGGAACATGGCCCTCAACGACAGCCCAGTCTCTCTAATCTCTCGTCCGGGTTTAACTAGGTTTACTTCTGTCGGTGAAGGGCCTGTCCGAGGCCTCTACAGTTCTGCCGGTAGTTTCAATAGCGACCTCTTCGCTGTCAGCGGGCTAGAGCTGTATCGGATTAACGCTATGACTGGCGCACCCACGCTGGTCGGAGCCATCAGCACTGACCCTGTCGGTGACGTAAGCATGGCCGCCGTCGCCCCTATCGGGGACGTTCCGGGCTACCTTTTCATCGCAGACGGGGCAATCCTGTGGGTGTACACAGACAACGGACACTCTTTAGGCCAGTTACAAGTTTCTGGGCTTATTGACGACGGTGACGTAGTGCGAATGGGTGCGACTTATTACCAGTTCACCAACGGGTCTGTCGATGCTGGCACCCCGGCAGGTACTGTGGGCAGTCCTTGGCTAGTCAGCCGGGCTGGCGTAGTTTCTACAGATGTAGCAAGCCTATACTTTGCAGTGAACAACATTGGACTGGGTGGCACCACGTATAGCACCGACCTAGTCCGTAACCCAGAGGTTGAAGGCCTTTCTTACAGCTCTGCCGATTTATTCATACAAGCCATCACTGCCGGAAGTTCCGGTGACTCAATTGTCACTACTGAGACTGGGGCTAATATGGCGTGGAACAACGCCACCCTGATAGACGGCGGTGAGGCCCAATTATCACAGATACTTCTACCAGACGACTCAGGTGCAATCTCGCTCGCACATATCAACAGCTACGTCATTGTAGTTCCTGTCCAGAGTGACGCCTTTGGTACAATGGGCAGGTTCTACTGGATTGAGCCGGGAGAAACCGTAGTCAATCCTCTGAACTTTGCTACGGCGGAACGAAGCCCTGACGGAATACATCAGGTCATTACGTTCAGTGACATGTTCTGGTTGTTTGGTGAAAACACTACAGAGCCTTGGGTTACTACTGGTAATCCAGCAGCCCCTATGACTAGGTTCCAAGGTATCTTGTTTGACAGGGGCTCTTGGGAGGGTACGGCTGTTAAAGTAAAAGACAAGATGGTCGTGGTAGACGAAGAAGGTGGTGTCTTTGTTCAAGCCAACGGCCAGAGACGAGTGTCGACTCCCGATATTGAGGAGCGAATCCGAGGCGCTATCCAAAGAGAGAGCCTTTTCAGTTTTTAGGAGCTTCAAATGAGCATTCAATACATGGAGAACTTTTCGATCTATGGAGACAGCAAGGCGAACCTTATCGCAGGCACTCCGTGGTCTCTAGCTTCAAACGATGAGCTATTAAACGATCCCGACGGGGTGTCTGGGGGTAAGGTACTCCGCATAGTGTCGCCTACTTCTTTTCAAGCGAGGGCGGTGTTACCCACAGCTACCGACGTCACCTACGTCGCGTGGCGACAGTGGCTTGCTGATCTTCCGAGTGAGGTTGAAAGAGCTCCTAGCATTCAAATTCGAGACGCCAATAACTTCATACGGTATCTTGTAAGAGTGACGCCTGTAGGGAGTCTGGTCTTAGTTCGCACTGACGGGGCGGAAGATACAATAAGCGCCGTAGAGGTCGCAGGCTTCACTATACTTAGCACAAGCGGAAACGTCATCAATGATGGGCTGTGGCAGCACTGCGAGTTCTTCTTGAACCGTACGACAGGGGCCTACACCTTCAAGGTAGAAGGCGTCACCATTATGACGGGCACTGATGGTGCCCCCGCAACAGGCGACACGGCAATTGTGTCTTTTCGCAACCCATGGACTAACTTCAGCGGAACTGGTCCCACCACGTATATCAAAGACGTGGTCTTTGCAGATGATGGGGGGTCGGTCAATAACACAGGTATCGGCACGGTGCAAGTTATTACTTTATCACCGAACGCAGACGTGTCTAGCGGTTGGACGCGCTCCAGCGGAGCTACCGACTTCTCATTGGTTGATGAACTGGTTCCAAACGACGCGGGCTTCATACAGGCTGAAGACGATCCGCTCCCAGCCGCAAGTATAATGGAGCTGTCGAGTCTGCCGCCTGACGTTGTGGCGGTCAGGGCGCTGCAAACTATGGTGCGGGGCTTGAAGTCTGACGGTGGAGACGCAACTCTGGTCGTGAGCGTGGTCTCTAACGCGACCGACGACAACGGGGCCGCTCACGCTGTGGGGACTTCTGTCGGCTATAGTTGGGACGTTAGCGAACTTGACCCAGACGGGGGCGGGGCTTGGACACCTGTCAAAGTGAACCTTGCCCGCATCAAGATTAATCGGACTGTTTAATGGCGGCTGCTACTCTTAACGCTACGCAAGCTCAGGTCTTTGCATCGATTGGCGGAACCTCACCCGAGGCAGACGTTAATCAGGTCCAAGTCTTTGCGGCTGCGGCAGAACCAGCCGACACCGTCAACGTGTCACAGGTTCAGGTCCTCGCGATAGAGAACTCTAACGGGCATCAGCTTGACGTAAATCAAGTGCAGGTGTTAGCGCTAGTGAGCGGCTCTGTTTCTGACCCCAAGGTCAGGGCTTGGACGTTTACTCTTGATGGTCATGACTTCTACATACTCCGGCTAGGTAATAAAGAGACGATAGTCTACGACCTTACTTCGGAACAGTGGTACTCGTGGGGCACAGGAAACAACGCACTCTGGCAGGCGTATACCGGCATTAACTGGACAGGTGGCAATCGACTGTCCGCTGTTGCAGGCTCTAATGTTACTGTCGGCTCTGATGCCAACGGCAGCATCTGGTTCCTCAACCCTACCAGTGACACGGATGGGGGGCTCTTTCCTGAGTCTACCCCTGCCCCCTTCCTGCGGAGAGTTACGGGACAGGTTCTGTCTAAGGGTTACAGCAGCTACAGAGTCAATCAGGTTCAACTGCTCGGTAGTATTGGCAGCCTTACTGGGTCCGACCTTAATACAATCACTCTCTCCTACTCTGACGACAGGGGGCACAGCTATGTCAATGCTGGCACAGTTACTGTTTCTGGGGAAGACTATGAGGCAAGAGTTGATTGGAGAAGTCTGGGGAGCTTCCGCCAGCCCGGAAGACTGTTCCGACTAGAAGACTTCGGAGCTTTGCGCCGAGTCGACTCTCTAACAATGACAACGGATATGCCAGATGCCCCTTAATGATATCAACCAGATGTTTTCTATCACCGATCCTGAAACGGGGAAGCCCACAGACTATCTGATGAGGCTTCTCCGTGACAGGGGGGTGGATCAGACGACAGTGGAAGAAAAGGTGGTAGTACTAGACGCAGAAGTGACAGCCCTAGACGCAGACGTGACAGCCCTAGAAAGTGGTAAGGCCGACAAAACCATAGCACTTACGGCGGGTACAGGAATTGACGGTGGCGGAGACCTGAGTGCTAACCGCACGTTTGATCTGGCGGATACGGCAGTCACCCCCGGAAGCTATACAAACACTGACCTGACAGTGGATGCCCAAGGGCGTCTCACCGCAGCGGCAAACGGCTCAGGCGGTGGCGGTGGAGGTGGCGGAATAACTTTGATTGAAGCGTTTACTATCGTCACTCCTGCCCTCGCGAAGAACTTTGCAAGCATCCCTGCGACCTATCGTAAACTACAACTACAGATAATGGGGCGTGTCGCGGGTGCGGGGACCGTCGGAAATATCGACATACAATTCAATGGCGATACGGCATCAAACTACTCTATTGCTTGGGCTGTCAGCAACAGCGCAGGGGCATACTCCGACGGAGGCAGTAACAGTTTCACGTCTGCGTTGTTGGGACGCATGGCGGCTTCGGGCGCACCCGCGAACGACTGCGGAGTCATCGACGTAGACATCCCGTTCTACGAGGACACCACCTTTAACAAAGGTGGGACTGCAAGGTCGTCTGATAGGGTCAGCACCGCATCGGCGGGACAAGCGCGCTTCGACACGGCGTTTCAGTGGAGAAACACCGCCGCCATAAACGCAATCAACGTCATCTCAGCTAATGGAGACTTCGTAGTTGGAACGAGGTTTGCGCTGTACGGGATAACGTAATGAATTATAGGACAACCTCATACACTGAGATAGAGGCGGCTGTCAGCCGGTATGCCGCAGAGATCACAGGGTTCGACCCCTCCGATTGGTCTAACAACTTAGACAACTGGGCACTGAGTAATGACAATGGAGACATAGCCCTGTTTGAACAGGAATACGCCGGTGTCTACAGTGGCCACTACTTCTTCTTATCCCGAGGGAAGGAGGCGGTAAAAGCCGCCAAGTCTTTACTCAAATCTTTCTGGACTATGAATGAGGACGCCAAGGTAATTAGGGGGCTCACCCCTCTTGAGAACCTCGGAGCCAGATGGATGAATAGACAACTGAAATTCAAATCATACGGAGTCGTTAAAACCCCCGTAGGCCCGTGTGAATTAGTCATTCTCACAAAGGAAGAATGGAGAATCAATAATGAGTAAGATTTTCGGTGGCAGCAAATCTACACAGAAGTCCGACAACCAAGCTTTTGGTCAGATCAGGGACACTTTTTCTGGTGGGATGGAAAACTTCGGTACTGGTACTGCGGCACTAGGCTCCCTACTGGGTGGCGACGCCTCAGGCTTCAACGCCTATAAGGACGCTACTGGGTTTGACGCCCTATCTGAAGCAGGCTCTCGTGGTATCACCGGCAACAAGGCAGCCAGCGGGCTTCTTCGTTCGGGTAGTACGGGCATGGCCCTACAGAATTACGGCAATCAGATGCAGGACCAGTTCGCTGGTAACTACATGGATCGTCTACAAAATCAGGCTAATCTCGGCCTTGGTGCAGGGCAGCTAATAACTTCTGCCGGACAGCAGACCACTCAGAAGTCTAGGACTAAGCCGGGCCTTGGCGGGTTTCTTGGTCAGATGGGTGCCGGAATTGCCGCCTCAGATCGGAGGTTGAAGAAGAACGTCTTTAAGATCGCCGAAATGCTTAACGGCTTGAATGTGTACCAGTATCGCTACACGAGCAACGAAGGCCCACACATTGGTGTGATGGCTGACGAGGTCATGCTGATCCAGCCTGAAGCAATGGGCCCGACTATCGACGGCTACATGACTGTCGACTACGGGAAACTAGAAGGAGTCGCGTAATGGAAGGACTTATGCAGCTTCTCCAATC